CAGTCGAAGGTGAAGCTCTCAGTGCATGGCCCGTAGCCCTGGAACCGCAGCGCCTTGGTGTGGCGCGGGGTGACGGGCACCGGCTCGGCCTGGTTGCCGTAGGTGAAGCTCTCAGAGCTCTTGGCGGTTGGGGTGACGTACTTGCCGATGCCGGTGATCGTGAAGGTGCCGTAGCTGTTCAGCGGCGAGTTGAGCGCCGGGGAGCCGCGGAAGCCTTCAATGCGGTGCACGTTCTGATCCTTCACCGCCACCAGCGTGCAGCTGGAGCCGTTGCCGAAAGTGCTGATCGGCTGGTACAGCGACAGCGCGGGGATCTTGTAGTTCACCGCGCCGCCGGTGAACGATGCCGTGGACGCCACCACCGTCACCTCTCGGGTGGTGCCGTTGTGGGCCACGATCACGCCCTTGTTGCCGGCATTGGCGCCGCTGGTGATCTCGATCGGGAAACCCACGTAGGCGTCACTGGTCGGATTGCTGCCGCCCAGGTCCGCCAGGGTGATGGTGTTGGCGCCGCCTGCAGTGGCCGTGCCGGTGATCTCGGCCGATGCGGCCAGATTCATGCCGGCCGCCAGCAGCAGCGGAGAGAACCGGGGTGCGGTGGCAGCGACGCCGGAGCCGCCCCACTCGAATGTCACCGTGACGGCGACGTGCTCATTGGTGAGCGGCTGGCGGTCGGCGCCGAGGAAGCCCTTGATCAGGTTGCGCTCGACCCGTGTGCCGGTCAGCGGGTTCACCTCCAGCGAGGTGATCTTCACTGCATCAGTGGCGCCGATCGCGCTGGCCAGGGTGCCGTAAGCGGTTTCCGTCTTGGCCAGCAAGAACGAATTACGGATCAGGAGAGCAGTCATCAGTCCTTGGCCTTGCTGGGTTGGGCGGGCTTGGTGGGCTCAGGCGGCTTGGGCGGCTGGTAGTCAGCAGCAGACACCATCTGGCCGCTGGGGAGCATCACGTACTCACCAGACTCGCCGTGGTGCTCGAATTGTTCCGCCATGGATGGGGGCTGAGCGTCCTAACCTCAGGCTACGGAGTCAGGGCAACTGATCGATCGCATCGTCTCGGGTCCGGTAACGAATCAGGAACCGGTGCTGCATCCACCCGGCGGAGCCGTCCGCCTGCTCATACTCAGGCCGGAACCCATCGGGCTGCACGTCATGGGCTAGGCCGCCCATCGTGCGGTCGGCCATCATTCTGCTGTGCACGTCCACGCCGATAGGATCCGCCAGCTGGTCGGGCACGTCGCCGCGCACGTAGATCTCGACCAGCACCGGCAGCGCCTGATCCAGGCGCCCCAGGCTGGCGCCGATGGTGCGTGGTGCGTTGACCGGATTATCTTCACCAGGGCTGATCGTGATCGCTGGCGCCTCGGACTTGGAGTACGCCTGCGCACGGCTGCGGTAGATCCGCTGCCCCACCTGCACCGTGCCAGGAAGGGTGACGGTCTTAATCCGTTCGAGGATCTGTTCGCGGATACTTGCCATGGCCTCAGGCTAAAAAGGCTGCACCAGATCGAACACCAGCCAAGCGCAGACGACCCCGACGCCCAGCGCCACTGGTAGGGGCGCGGCACTCAACAGCCAGACCAGCAGGCCGGCCACCAGTGCAACGGCGGCGGTGAAGCGGATCAGGTAGGGCATGGGGTGGGCTCCAGCAGCACCGCAACGGCAACGCTGGCCGGGGGCATCATCGCGGCGATCATTGCGACATTACGGGTCATGGGATAACAGCTCCGAATGTGTTGATTAGGCCGGTCACGCGGGCGTCAAGTAGGGCGAGGTCTAGGGATTCGCCTATGCTGTAGAAGGCGAGGCGGGATGCTGACCTAGCGCTCGCAGCAGTATCCGAACCAAACACGCCAACATTTAGGCCCGTAGGAGTCTGCGAGACCCGCGAGTAAGTGGTGCTTGTGCCGCCGGTGCGGCCGATAAATGTCGAAGAACTGCTGCGACTGGCCCCCGTAAGGCCGGATGCAGGAGTCCCGATAACATAGCTGGTGTTGTTGTTTCGGCTTCTAAAAAACGTAGAGCTACTAGGAGTCTCATATCCTAAATTGTTCGCGCCTGAACTAAACTGCCCGGCACCCATCAAGTATGCCGTGGATGCCGCAAAACTGGTGGCATAAAACGACAAGTGGTAGTTGTCTTGCGGGTCAGCGTTGTCGGCCCTGTTGCTATTCAAATACTTCGTACTTCCATTCCCCACCAACCCCGTCTTGCGGTTGTAGTCTTCAGACACAAAATTGAAATTCGTCGGCGCAGCCCCCACCAACGGCACCAACGCACCGGCCAGTGTGCGGGCGCCGGCCATGATCGGCGCGGCCTTGATGATGCTGTTGGCTTGGCTCAGCACGCCGCCGCTGGTGCCTAGGTCGCCAACGTTGATCGAGTCGCGGATGAACACGTCGTAGGCGTCACGCACGCCAACCTCTAGGCCCAGCGTGTTGCCTGCTGCTACATCAGCAGCCACCACCCGGTCGATGTAATCCTGAACAGGGCCGATGTAGGCGTTGAACCTCCCCGTCCCAACCCAGATAATCGCCATCAGTCCACCCTCTCCCAGATCAGCGATTCCCGTTCAGGGGTCGCGGGATCATCCGGCAGGAACTGCCCGCCCTCGCCACGGGATTGTGTCACCACCCACAGATCTCCGGCAGCGTCCACCCACTCCTGACCCACGCTCGCGGCAGCAGGCCGCAGTGAGCCGCCCAGTGCCGCCACGAATCCATCGGGCAGGTGTAGGGCTATCGCCAGTGCGCGCACCTCCTGCAGCAGCTCGGCAGACACCAGCCCCAGCCGGCGTAGGCCCAGCCAGGCTGCCCGAAAATCGTCCACGTCACCGCCACCGGCAGCGGCCAGCAGGGTGGCAGGCAGGCTGAGCGCTGCAGCCGGGGCTGTGCTCACCCCGCCGCCCAGCAACGCATTGATAGCGGGGTGGCTCAGCAGAGTGCGCTTAAACGTCCTCCAGTCAGCAATTGGCGCCGGCTCCGGGATGTCCACCACGCTCCAGCCCCAGCGCCATTCGCCAGCCTCCAGGTCCACCGTGCGGGTCTGGCTGGCCTGCTGGTCAGGGAGGATCTCAGGGGGAGCCTCGCGCACCACACGGAGCACTGCGTAGCGGGGGTCGAGCTGCTCGACCGGTTGATCATCCGCTCTGGGGTAATTCCGAACCTGAGCGGTCTGGGTGTCGAACAGGACAAGGTTTCTCATCAGACCCTCCGCACGAACAGCGAAACCTTGAGGCCCGCACCGGCCACCGTTGAGCCGATCTGGTCAATATCGATGCTGATCTCGGCGTCGTCCGCCAGGCTGGAATCCGTGATCGTTGCGGCGCTGGCCGCGGTGGTGCTGCTGAACTCGGTGGCGTCGATGCTGAGTTTCGTGCCCAGCACGCTGGCGCCTGCCTCGTTCACGTCCACGATCAGCGTGCTGCCGGTCGGCGCTGTGTTCACATTGGCCCGCACCGCCAGCAGCGTGGCGGCAAACGGCATCCTGAATCTCACCCGGTTGGTGCCGGTGGTGAGTGCCGTGGACTCATCGCCCACCGGGATCACGATTACATCGGAATCGCGCTGATGCTGGTGGTTCCCCAAGGCGTAGTCCGTGCCGCTACCGATCGCTGCAGTAGCCGCCAGCGGCTGCGGGGCGGCATTGGTCGGGGCGGGAATCAACGGCAACCCCGACAGATCGCCATAGGCCCCCGTGAAGCCCACCCGGGCCATCGCCGCGCCGGTGTTCACCAGGATGGTCCCGGTGTTGACGTTCACCCTCACTACGCTGCCGACCTGCTGCACCTCGCCAGATGCCGGGATCGTCGCCACCATGGCGCCACCAGCGCCGACATAGAGCTGATCGCCCAGCTGATAACTGTTGGAATTGAACGGCCTTAGCTCGCCCAGGATCACGGCATCGCCATCGCCGTTCTGGGCCAAGGTGGTCTCCATCACGCCGATCGCTGGCATTTTGAGCGGATCGGTCGGGTCGCAGGCCGCCACCGTGATCCGATCGGTGTTGCCCACGCTGCCGGTCGCATAGACCGCTGTGCCTGCTGTTAGCTCACCGCCGCTGGTGTTTTTGACGTGAACGTAAAAGTTCCCGGCAATGCTGCCGTGGATGTGCGGGATGACGACCGGCGCCGTGCCGGTGATCGTGAGGCCGGCAAAGGTGGGAGAATCGGTGGTGGCCAGGCCTAGTGCCGTACGGGCCGCAGAGGCATTAGCTAGCGCCAGATTCGCAATCGCCTGGGTGCTGGCGTCCACCGTGGTGCCGGCCTGATCCATCGGCACCCGCTCGGTTCCATCGAGCGGGGTCGTGGCGTTCGGCAGTCCTGTAATCGTGGTTTCAGCCATGCCTACAGAATACGGAGTTGCTTGTTATCCAGAGTCGTGATCCGCAGGCCGCTCAGCGTCGCCAGGGAGGTGACGACCTCCTGCACTAGCTCCAGCACCATCACGCAGAACCGGCCATCAGCCTGCCGCAACGGCTCATGCTGCAGCTTGTACGTCAGGCCTTCGTGCTGCACTTGGTCGCCATACTGCAAACCGCCGAACTGATCGGTCCTGACGGTCAGCGCATAGTCCACCGTCACCACGTTGTCATTCATAATGATCTGGCTGGCGCGGTCCATAAACCCCAAACCAACAACGGCCCCAGCAGTGACGCTGGAGCCGAAGTCAGCCAGCAGGAAATCATCGGGGATTTCCTGGATCATGGTCAGACCGCGTAACGG